TAAGGCCTTAAATAACTTATCTAACACTACGCCATTTTTGATAAACGATTGATTAGTAAGAATATCTTCTTCCTTTGCAGTCATATATTTCATTTCAATAGTACCTTTAGATAAAGGATGTCCTTTTGGATATAATTTTCCTTTGCTCGGCAATTGAATAATTTCTGTTGGGAAATCAAATACCAATGTTTCTTCAGCTGCATTTGTATTGTATTGAGCTGTTGCTAGTTCTTTTAATTGTTTATCTGTCATAGCCGGTGTTCTTCCCGGATAATCGTCGTTAACTTTTTGTGCCATATATCATCTCCTAATAACTTATTACTTTTATATAAATATGCCTTAACAGTAAAAAATCCCACCTTAAGGTAGGATTCTTTAATGCTATCGAAATATCAATTAGAATTGTAACACTGCATAATCATATTTTAGAGTCAATTCAATTTGTAATGGATCTTCTGTTGCCCAATCCATATCTCCAAATGTTGCAGAAGAAATAAATGCTCCTTTCAAAGTCCACTCTTCAACTTTATCACCTACTGGTCCTAAAGTATTGAAAGTTAAATCCTTTTTATAAAAGTCACTATATCCATCTCTACCTGTTACAGATTCATGATGTAATCTTACCCATTCCATAACTGCTTGTGCTCCTGATGGTACAACTGGGTCATATAATGTTACTGTTACATCTTGCCATCTAGACTTTCCTTTCAACTTTCTTTCAACGTTGATGTGGTCTAATATAACTTCACCTTGGTCAATTGATGGTCTACTAGCTGCTTTAATTAAGTATGCTGGTATTCCTTCAATATACATGATGAACCTATTGGCCATCTTCGGCTCATATGCCGTATAAAATATTTCGGTTGGGTCAAGTAATTCTGCCATCTTTTTATTCCTCTTTAATATAAATATACACTATCCTAAATTTTATTCAGGAAATGCTGCTCCTGTTGGTAAAATATTGAAATCAATTACAATAAACTCAGCTGCCTTAGCAGGTTGAAGGAATATTTGTCCAACCATTGTATTTCTATCAATTACGTCTGGAGTATTATTAGTTTCATCCATAACAACTTTGAATGCATATAATCCTTGTCTTTGTTGTACATTTTCAAAATAAGGATTAACAATGCTTAAGAATCTGTTTCTAGTTGCTGCTGTATTATTTTCAAATACTAAGAACTTAGTTGTTGAAGCAATAAATTTCTTAGCTGCAATTAACAATCTTCTTACATTAACTCTATCCAATGCAGATGATTTCTTTTGTAATGTCTTCTGACCAAATACTGTTACACCGGCATTTGGAAAAGTTGCAATTGGATTAACATTACTTTCATATAATGAATCTCTATTTGCATGAGTTAATTTTCTTTCTGTCTGAACTGCAATATCAATTCCTCCTCTATTAAGGCCGGCTGGTGCAAACCATGGTGCAGCAACTCTATCATTAAAGGCATATACACTAGGTATAACTGTTGATGCAGGAACCCAAACATTTCTTCCTAGGTCTGTATCTGGAATTTTTACCCAAGGCCAATACATTGCAGCATAATTACTATCTCTAGCATCACCCTTTGCAATTGCTGTACTTAATCCTCCAGCATATAATATTGGATCAATTATAGAAAAACAATCACTTCTATCTTCACACATTTGAACTAATTCACCAATGGTTGTTCCATGTTTATCATCTACCAATCCTGGTACTGTAATTAAATTAATATCATATTCATCTTGATTTTTTAATAATTTAATTGCATCTGAATAAGCTGTACCACCTTTAGTTGAATTATCTGGATTATATCCTTGTACATTTGTGTCTTCTATTGTTTCATAGAATTTTTGTGGATGTTCAATATTACCATCACTACCACCTGTAAATGAACCAGATGCTACTGCAGGTAAACTACCTGATGCACTTCCTACTCTTACATTACCATTTGAATCTAAATAATTATAAGTATTTTTTAAAACATCTACTCTTACATATTTAGATCTATTTGCAAATGAACCAGATAATTGAAGGAATGGATCAGCTTGACCACTATCTCTCAATGTTTGTACTTGGTCACCAATTCTTCTTGCAATATAATCAGTTGAATTAGGATCTAATGATAAGTTATTATATTGTTCTAATATTGTCTTTCTTTTAATAGTATCATCACCTCTTCTAATAATTAAGTTAAAAGTACCTTTCAAATCATTCTTTGAAGTCACTTCCCATCTTATATTATTATCAGTACCATTAGATAATACATTATTAGTTCCTTCTGTACCACCACCACTATTCATGCCGGCACCATCTGCTAATGTTGTTAATGTAAATACTGTTTCTGAAGCAGATGTATCAGTACCACCTGCTAATGTAAATCCTGTTACTCCACTTGCTGCTCCAAATGTACCTGGTGTATTTCCTGATGCAGTTGCAAATGTAGTTCCATTTGGTCCTGTTCCTGCAGCTGAACCAGATATAATAATCTTGCCGGCTACATTTGTAGCTGTAATTCCTGATAATATATTGTTTGCAGTTATTTCTGTTGCTAATGCATTTGCTAAAGCTGTTGCTGTTGCTCCTTTTGTAAAGAAGTTAGTTAATCCATCACTTGCATCTGTATTTGGATTTGCTTGTGCAATAAACTTAACTGTATTAGTTCCATCATTGATTTGAAATGTTTCATTTTCAAGAACTGAACCAGCTACTAATGTTAACGAACCATGTGCAAAATCAACACCTGTTGTCACTGCTGTTGTTACATTTGATGCTGCTGGACTATATGCTCCAGCTAATATTCTAACTACTGTTAATGTATCTGCATACTTTAAGTATTCCTGTGCAGCATAGTTAGTTAAGTATTTGTATGATTGTTCTGCTGCACCCGATCCGGAAGTAAATTTACCTCCAAATGTTTGTACATATTCAGAATAACTCGATACTATTGTTGGAATTCCTGCCGGACCTTTTTGTGTTGGTCCAATAACAGCAGCTCCAATTGCTTGAACGCCGGCTGGTAAAAACGATTGATCTACTTCGTTTGTAAATACCCCGGGTGATACAATTTTTTCGGCCATTTTGATGCTCCTCTTTTATTATTCAATTTCTTATAAATATCAGTGCATTTAGCCAAACAATCTATTTTACCGGAATAAACTCTCCGCTAGATAGATCAACTTGACCGGCACCATATTTTTCATTTAATTGTTGAACTAAGGTTCTTTCTTTGTCTTGTAATTCAACATATTGTGCTCGAAGATTTTCTTTAGCATTTTCTAAAGCTTCTATTCTTTGATTAGCTAATAATAATTCTAATTCAATTTGTCCAAACTCAGAAATTTTACTTCCATTTGATTCTCTTAGTTCAGTGATTTGATTTAGTTCTTCTTCTGTAAATTTAATTGCTTCTGCCATAACTTTTTCCTTTTTTAATTATAATACTTATATAAATATGCTAGTGTTATCAATAACCGCCTGGTGGTTTCTTTAAAGATTCTGCACCAAATACTATTTTTTTAACCGATATCCTTTTTTCAAACGTTGATTTTTGTAATTCAAATGGCATCATTAATGCTGCTTTAGTTGTTAATGGTATCGTAGCTCTAACAACTCTATCTTCTCCTGTTGCATTTGTCGTATCAAATGTAACATCTGACATATATGTTGGAAACTTAAATGTTGTTCCATATGCAAATCCATTTGTAGGCATTATTTGTTCTACCAATGAATTCATTTGTTCCGTATACTCTGTCCATAATAATAATTCATATGACACATCTACAAATTCTGGTACTGGTGCTATATAAAATTCTTTCTTACGTTGAGAACCATGTTGTACTGAGAATCTATCATACTTGTTTTCCATGGTATGTTTGTTTTGATGTACAAAATCATTTCCTGCAGGATTATTATTAACACCTAATGATTTCAAAGTGTCTCTCTCTATAATAGAACCTCTTCGTATACTTACAACTGGCGTCATTATCTTACCTTTACGGTCTCTCATATAGCCTTTAGCTTGAACTTGTGCCCATTTCTCTCCATTTGCATACATTATAGGCACATCTATAATTTGTCCATTCTCTGTTACTTGTAGTTTAAGAACATCTCTTATATAAGATATAATTGCAAAATCAACATCTTCCATAGTACATTTAGGAGTCTTAATAATATCATTATCACGCCTTACTTGTTCTGCCCTATTAGGAACTGGATTTCTAGAAAACGAACTTTGAGTATTTTTTAATTCTTTTTTAGCCATTATAAGTTCCTCGGTATATTATTAGGTTTATTAATACCTGATCTAACTTCTTGTATATTTAATCTATTTCTTCTTGTTACATGTGCCGTAACTTTAACAGCTATACTTAGACCATGTTCGTTAATATCACCTTCTGTAATTCCTATATCAGTTGATGGATTTCTTCCGGTCCAGTATTGAGATGCACCAACTCCATCAATTTCATAGTATTCATTATCCCATTCTAAAACATCGCCTTCTTCAATAATAATATTCTTATCTTTCAAATCATCTCTAAGGAAATTAAATTCTCCTGTTCTAGTAGAATCATATCCATTATCATCACCTGAATATGATTTTTCTTCTTTAAGGACTAAACAATTAATTCTCATAGGATTGTAATATACTTTGGTATCAGATTCATCATACATGTTTGCTTTAGTTGCATCTAAACTTAGTTTGTAGAATGCAACCTCAACATCAATTATGTCATTGATGATCTCTCTGTTAATTGATCTAATTAAACTTGCATCTCTAGATGAGCCAAATAGTGCCATTGTTACCCTATATAAATGTTAAGTGGTATTTTATTCATTTGCTG